CAATCGCCGCTGGTTGTCACGCTCGGCGGCGTCGATCCGCTCGGCGGCATCGACGAGGAAGGCGTGTTGGTAGAACCCCCACCGCCGGAGCCGGTCGAGTAGTTGCTCGACCCGCCGCCCTGCGGGGCGCGGCCGGTGGCCCAGACAGGTATATAGAGGTAGTAGCGGGTCGGGCCGTCGCTCATCGGGCGGTCTCCTGCGCCGCCGGCGCTGGCTTCGGGTTCGGTTCGTACCAGCCCTGTGAACTCACCGGCTTCCCGCACTCGGCGGAAGCGGCCTTCACCGCGTCGGTGAACTCCATGCGATCGAACGCCCGCAGCTCGCTCCCCGGCGAGCAGTTGACGACGCGGAAGCGGTGCTTGTCAAAGTGCGGCCGCAGCGCCTCGAAGCGGCGGGCCAGGGAGTCGTACAGGATGTTGTTGTGCCGGATGGCGTTCGCGGCCCGGTGCTCCTCGAAGGCGTACTTGCGGTCCTCGGCCATCTTGAAGTCGCACCCGAGCAGGTAGACCGTGCCGAAGCCGAGGTAGTGCAACAACCGGAGCGCCACGAGCATCACGCTGCGCTTGCCCACGATCCCGAGCGAGTCGGGGTGCTTGCCGTCATTGCCCCACGGGATTGAATCGCCGGTGAGGAACCGCTCGTGGTCGAAGTGGTCAGCGCGGCGGAAGAACAGGACGCCCGGCATCTGCCGCACGCGGAAGGCGCTGTTGCGCATGGTGCCGTCGGGGTTCTGGATGCGCAGGCGCTTGTCCCAGTGGCAGGTGGGGACGAACTTCAGGATGCCCGGGTCCTTCCAGCCGGTGTCGATGAAGCGGCCCGGGTCGTCCACGCAGGTCCAGAAGGTCGGGCGGTGGACGGTCCATGAGTTGTTGACGCCCATCGTGACGATGCCGCGGCGATTGAGCAGACCGAGGTCGATCTGGTTCAAGGACGGCCCGGAGAGGATCAGGAACGCGGAGCGGCCGCGGTAGAACCCGGACAGGGACACCGAATCGAAGTCGGCGGTGTAGAGGCGCAGGCCATCCCGCGCGGGCTTGCGCGCCTTGAGCCCCGCCTGCAGCGCCGCGATGTCCGACTGGTTCTCACGCACAGCCACACCCCCCCACGCCCTCCTTGGCCGTGAAGCGCCCGACGATGTACCTGCCCTCTGCCCGAGGAGCGCTGACGGTTCCGACGCGGCCGATGCGCTCCAGCCACCACGCCAGCGGCTGCACGGTCGGGTGCAGCCCCTCGCCAGCGACCGTGTTCTTGCTGGGCCGCGTGCAGATCGAGAAGACGAAGTGCGCCCGCGGGCGCGCCACGCGGCGCATCTCCGCGAGGACGGCGTCCACGTCCTCCGGGAGCAGGTGCTCCAGCGCATCAAAGCTCGTTACCACATCCGCGACACCGTCAAGCAGGCCGGTCTTATGCATCGCTCGCGGCACGTCCGCCTCGGGGAAGGCGAAGTCGATCCCCAGCCCGTCGATCCCCCCACCCAGCCGGCGCAGGGCGTGGACGAAGTCGTTGCGGCCGCAGCCGAAGTCCACGACGAAGCCCGGCTTGAGCCGCTGCACCAGCGGGATCGCCGCCTTCCCGTGGTTGGTAGCGCCGTAGCGCGACCCGGAGGCGGCGGCGAGCGCCACGTACTTGCCGCGCTCGTGCTCGCGGCGGGCGTCGAGGCTCGGCTTGGTTCGGGGGGCGGGAGGGGTGGTCGTCATGCGCCCCCCTCGATGTAAAGGTTGAACTTCCGGTCCTCGTCGGCGGGGTCGGCAATCTCGATCAGGCTCATGGCCTCGAAGACCCAGACCGGCTTGCCCTTGCTGTCGCGCTCGCAGGTGAGCTGCACGCAGACCCCTTCGGGGATGGGGACGAGCTTGGGCCGCAGCGACCTCGCGGGCGGGCACTTGGGAAGCACGCCGGGGAGTTCGCACACGGGACCGAGGCCCAGCAACCCGCCGAAGCCGGACCCCGGCTCCGAGTCGTTCATGTGGTGTGCCTCGAAGCGGTTGATCGCCATCCGCATCGGGTCTTCGCCCCCGCCGGGAGACTGCGACGACAGCCCCTCGGGCACCGCGACGTATCGGAGGTATGTCTCGCTGCCGGGATCGCCGTCGAGACGGGCCTCCTGCCACGGGTAGCGCCAGCGGTTGCGCTCGGTCGGGATCAGCTCCGCCGCGCCCAGGATCGCCGTCACGCGCCCGGGCGACGGCCGTCCCATCTCGATGACGGCCCACTTCTCCCCGGTGCCTGCTTCCTTCCAGAGGATGGGGATGCCGCCCATGGGCGTGCCGGCCAGGACCGTTTCCCCTGCCGCGAGCTCGCAGGTGGTGTCCGTCTCGTTGGTGATCAGCACGCGCGCGGGCGTCACGCCCGTGAGCACGCACCGTCCGAGCTTGCCGGGCTTGATCGGCTGGAGCGCCACGACGAACGACAGCGTCGGCGACTCCTCGGTGGCGATCGCGCCCGTCAGAGGCGTGCGGCGGTGGAACGTCCGCTCCTGGTCATCCTCGCCCGGCTCCACCAGCACGCCGGCGATCGCCAGAGCGTGGTAGGGCTCGATCTCCTCCTCGGAGTCGTTGCGCACGAGCACGATACCACGAGGTGCGGGCTCCAGGGCCGGCCCCGCGCCGGAGTTGCGCTCGCGCCGGCGCTGGGTGACCGCCGCCTCGACGAAGGCGTTGTACGCCGCCGCGGGGATGCGGAGCGCCTGGCCGGACCGGACTTTGCGGAATGCGTCGCCCATCGATCAGATTCCGAGTCCCGCGAAGTTGCCCTCGTCGTACACGCGCTCGACGTACGCCGCGACCGGCCGCTTCACGATCGCGTGCGAGGCGGTGTCTTCCTCGTCCGCGTAGCGGACCCAGAGGTATTCCCATCCCTTCTTGCTGATGCCGCCGATCGGCCCAACCGAGATCCCCGTCGCGTTGGGGCTGGCGGCGAATCGGAACGTGATCTCCCAGTCGTCATCGGGATCGGTGCCCCGGCGCGACCCCGTCGCCCCCAGGAAGAGCACCTCGCCGGGTTGGAAGCCACGGAATGCCCCGCCGTTGACCTTGCCGGTGAGGGAGAAGAGCGTCCCCTTATACGCCTGCGTGACCTGCTCATTGGGGAAGTAGTGCGTCTCGGAGAACTGGTAGACGGGGACCGTGATGTCCACGCCCTCGACGCCGTCGGCGGTGACGCCGATCGCGCCCTTGAAGTCGGGGGCGGTGGTCCCGGGCGCCGCATGGCTGGAGACTGTCTGTTTGCTCTGGGTGATGTGCTGCGTGCCGCCGCCGGTGTCGAAGGAGAAGATGCTCTCGCCGGGGGTCGGCAGCGAACCGGACTGGCGCCCGTAGCGGACGGTGGCCTCCCACAGCTCATCGCCCACGGGCTCGACGGAGACCGACTGCCGCGGCAGGCTGTCGTAGGTGCCCGGGCTGGTGCTCTCGGCCTGGGCCCGGGCGGCGAGGTCGTCGTTGGTGCCCCGCACGGTGTAGACCAGCTCCGCCGAGGGGTTGTCGCCCTTGGTGGACTTGCGGCTCTCGAACTTCTCCGTCACCGTGATCGGCACGCCGGGTGTCTCCTTATCCGAACGTCAATCCGCCGGTCTGCGCGGCGTCGGCCAGGCGCTTGGTGTGCTTGGCTGTCTGCTCCGTGGCCTTGGCCGTGCGCTCGGCGGCCCCGGAATCGGCCGCGAGTCCCTGCGTCGCGCGGGCATTGAAGGTGCCCCGCACGCTGACCCCCTTGGCGAGCAGGTCGCCCAGACCCGCGATGCGATCCTCGAACTCGGCCATCAGGTCACGCGGCGAGCGCGTCGGCCCGCGCTCGGCGTCCGCCGCCTCGCGCTTGCGGCGAGCCTGCTCGATCGCGGCGGCCAGACGCTCCTTCGCTGCGTCGAGGGCGGCACGCGACTCGGCGAGGGCCGCCTCCGTGTCCTTGCGGAGAGCCTCCTGGGCGTTCTCAAAGTCCTGCCCGATGGCGGCGAGCGTCGCCTCGTGGATGGCCGCGGCCTGCTCGCGCTCAGCGGCGCGGCGGCGTTCCCGCGCGGCCACGTCGCGCTGGGCGGCGTCCTCCAGCTCCACAAGCCGCGACTCGAGTTGCTGGTCCACGGCCTTCTTCGCGGCGTCGACATCCAGCCCGGAGTCGAACAGCCCCTGGATCTCCAGCATGCGCTTGGCGACACACGACGAGGCCTGCTCCCAGATCATCTGGAACCCGGTCGTGAAGTTCGTCCACGTCTTGGAGAGGAATGCCGTCGTCTCGATCCAGGCGACCTCGATGGCGTGGAAGCCGATCTCAGCGGCGGCCAGCGCGCCGTACCACATGGACTGGGCGGTGCCGACGAAGAACTGCTTGGCCTCCAGCCAGACCTTGTTGAGGGCCGCGACTCCCTGCTGCCAGACAACTTTGAGGCCGAGCCACAGGATCTCGGCGGCCAGCGCGATGTCTCCCGCCGCGAGCGCGTCCGAGATGCCGCCGATGACCTTGGTGGCCCAGTCGCGCAGGCGCGTGAACTGCTCCCCGAGCCACTCGAGGGCCGCCCCGCCCGCGCCGCTGGTGACCAGGAGCGCGGTCCCCAGCCCGAACACGGCCGCAACGACCAATCCGATGGGGCTGAGCAGCGCCCCCAGCGCCGCGCCGACCAGCCCGAATGCTGCGCCGATGCCGGACACGACGCTGGCCAGCACGCCCGTCGCGGCCGCCACTCCGGTGATCGCCACGCCAAGCCCGATCAGGGCGGCCCCAACGACCACTACGCCCGCCGCGACCTTGAGCGCCCAGACCACGACTTCCTTGTTCCGCTTGATCCAGTCGGTGGCGCTCACGATGATGCGCGTGATCCGCTGCGAGAGGTCCTTGATCGTGGGCGCCAGCGCCCCACCGATGGCGAAGACGCCCTGCTTGACGACGCGCCAGAGGATGTTGAGCGTGTCGTTGAGCTCGGCCGCGTCCTTGGCGGTCTGCGTGCTCACCGTCAGGCCGAGGCTGCGGGCCTGAGCCTGGAGCTCCTCGATCCCCGCCGCGCCGGAAGAGAGCAGGGGCAACAGCTTCGTGCCGGCCCTGCCGAAGATCTCCATCGCCAAGGCCGTTCGGAGCGCCGGGTCGGGGATCTTGGCCAGGCGGTCGGCCAGCAGCTTGAACTGCTTCTCCGGCGACAGGCCCGCCAGGTCCGCGACCGACAGGCCCAGCAGAGACAGGGCCTGCTGCGCCGTCGCCGATCCCTTGGCCGCGTCCACGAGCGACCGCTGCATGAACTTCAGGCCGTTCTCCAGCGTCTCCAGGTCCGCGCCCGACTGCTCGGCGGCGAAGCCGAGCTCGCTGAGGGACTCGACGCTCACCCCGGTCCGCAGGCTCATCTTGTCGAGGGCGTCGCCCATGTTCGAGAAGACCTTGACGCTCCCCAGCAGCGCTGTCACGGCTGCCGTTCCGATCCCCGCCAGGCGAATGCCGGCGCTGCGGAGCCCCTGGCCGAAAGCCTCCAGCCGCTTCTGGGCGCGGCGGAGCCCGGCGCTGAGCTTGTCGCTCACGCCGAGTTCGACGAATGCCCGTCCGGCCCGGATGCCCCGCGTGTCCGCCACCGCTCAGCCTCCCCTGCGGATCGAGTTCCGCCACAGGAGCGGAAGCTTCGGCCGCTCCTTCTCCAGCGCCGGGGCCATGAACGGCCTCGCCGCGATCCTGACCCTCCGCGACACGAGTCTTCCGCCCCGGCGTTGATGCACGACCGTCTCCCCACCGTGCTCCAGTGCCCGCGGCGCGGTGCTCTTGGCCAACCCCACGGGGCCGACCACGACGGAGTCACTGGATCGGTCATAGCCGAAGAGGATGAGCCTCCGCAGGCTTCCCTCGTGCGAGTGCGGCGGCTTGCCCGGCGGGGCGGTCCCCTTGCGCTTGCGGATGCTGGTCTTGGCACGAGTACGGATAAACGCGCCCGCCTGGCTGAGCACCTTGCGCTTGGCGGCATCGGCCGCCCGCATGACGACGTGCCGGTCAAAGAACATGTCCTTGATCCGCATGGTGATCACCCGCTAGCACCACCCAGCAGTCGCTGGATCAGGGTCAAGAGTGACCGCCGCTTCACCGGCGGGATGTCCTCTCGGTTCTTCTGCGCCCGGTGCGCTGCCCGGCGAAGCTCCGTGGGCGTAAAGAGCAGGTCGAGGTCGGCCCTCCTTCCGCCGCAGACGACCTCGCCGCGGGTGGCGAAATAGTCAGGACAGGCGGCGCGGTGCTGGTACGGCGGCTTGTTGGGGACGCGGATGAACCGCCCGGGGGTGATCTGCATGGGAACCTCCTTGCTTGGTGTCTCACTCAGGATGCGGACTTCAGGCCTCGGCGGTCATGTCGCGGCCCTTCTCCAGGCCCTTGTTGAACGACGCTTCCTTCTCCTTGCGGAGCCGACCCGAACCGATGAACAGGCCGACGATGCCGGCGAGCGCCGGCAGCGCCGGACCGAGCACGGGCAGGCCCGCCACAGTCGGGCCGATGGTGTCGAGGGCGGAGAGCGTGAGTTGCCCGAGCAGGCCGCGGACCTCACCGGCCTTCTCGATGTTGCTCTTCCACTGGGCGCCCGTCGTCTGGGTCTGGTTGAACCAGTTCTGGTACTCGACTTCGGCCTCGTTGAGTGAGAGCGTGGCGCGCAGCCCGGTGGTCTGCTGGATCGCGTTGGGGGTCTTGACCTTGACAATGTCGCCCAGGTCCAGCCCAGCGCACGAGGCGAGCACGAGCGCGAGGAGCATGAGGGCGGCGATATAGACGTAATGGCGGGTCGTCATCCTTGAGCCTCCTTGGCGATGGCCGGCATGCGGCCGTCGATAAAAACGTCCTTGAGCACCGACACGTCGGCCTTGATCGGGGCCTTGCGCTGGGCGAAGGGGTCGAAGTCGCTGGGCTTGAGGGAGCGGGATCGCTTGGGATCGCGGTGCAGGTTGGCGATGACGGAGAGGCAGGATGAGGCGATGGACCAGTCGTGGCGTTGCCGCCCCTCGAGCATCTCCATGAGTTCTCGCAGGGTCAGGGGCCCGGGGTCGACGCCGATGGCTCCGGCGCAGTGCCAGACGAAGCGCCAGGCGTCGGCGGCGCCGCATCCGAAGCCACCTGCAGCGCCTGCTCGGCCAGGCGGTCCAGTTCCCCGCTGCCGATCAGGTGGTCGATGCGTCTGGTCGTCAGGTCGCGGGCCTTCTCCAGCACGCCCTGCGTGGCCCGGAGCACCCGCCCGAGGTTGGCCCGGTCCCTCGGGCTCGGGCAGAAAGACACCAGTTCCTCCAGCACGGCAGCGGTGGCGTGCTCGATGGCGTCGCCGGCCATCGCGCGGCCGAAGTCCTCATCCGAGATCGACTTCGCGTCCGCCTCCGGCTTGCACAGCGCATAGACCACGTCGCACAGCAGGACGGGGTCTCGGATGAGCTTCTCGATGAGACCGCCCGAGCCTTCGATCGCCTGCATCAGGTCCGTGCCCGTCAGGCCGCGCACGCGCTTCAGCGCCGCGACGTTGATCTCGACCTGCCACTGCCTGCCCGCGTTGTCCGTGAACGTTCGCATCCGTGCCTCCGAGCGTGGGGTCATAGTGGGGAGCGCCGTGCCTGTTGCACGACGGTTGAAAAGCTGTTGCAGACTCGTTGCACCAGCCTGGCCTGGTTAGCCGCCGATCCAGGATGGGGCCGTCGCCGAGTACGTCACCTTCGCCGTCACCGAGACCGTGATCGCCTCCTCCAGCGCTTCGTTGCGGCTGAAGTTGGTGATCGAGAAGTCCGCTTGGAGACCCTGACCGGCGGTTTCGTCGAGGACCTGCAGCCCGATCGGGGCGTTCTGGAAGAATGCGTTCTTGATGGCCGTGAACCCCGTGTCGGCGGTGTCCCAGACCATCTCGAACTCGACGCTCGCCTCCTTCAACGTGGCGACGGTGGCGCGCCAGCCGTTGTTGGCGCGGGTGGTCACGTCCGCCTCGCCTGCCTCAAGGTTGAGGGTCACGTCGCGGGTATTGCCGAGGGCCGTCCACGCGCCGCCGCCGGCCTGACCGCCGGTCTTGTAGAGCAGCTTGGCTTCCATGCCGAGCTTGATGGCCATTGTCGATCTCCTTGAACGCCGTCACCCGGCCGTGTGGCCCACCACGAACACCACCTCGCCCGCCTTGCTCTTCACCAGCAGCTCCGACAGGTCCACGCGCTCGAATCGGAACTGCCTCCCCGCCGGCAGATCGATCTCCGTCCCTTTCCCGTCCGTCAGCACTGCGTCCTGCGTGTTCTTCTCCGAGGCGACCAGCGTGAAGGTCGCGACCAATCGCGTTTGAGAGAGCGGCTGGGGCTCTTCCTCCAGTTCCACCTTGAGCAAGACGACGTTCCGCACGCTGTTACCTCCGGACCCGGTACGTGACGCTCAGGACGCTCGTGAACACGCGGTGCTGCTCCAGCGACTCGCTCGACACCACCGGCTCGTGGGCGATGCCCGCCCACGCGGCATCCGGCGCATCAGGCAGGCGCTTCAGTCGCAGGTGGTCGGCGATCTCCTCGACGAGGTCGAGCAGGCCATCGATCTCGGCCTGCTCATCTTCTGCAGGCAGCTTCTTCTGCACGCCGACGTCGATGACGAACTCGTAGATGCTGCTGTCACGGCTGGCGGCGGAGATCGCCGTTGTCCGGGGCACGACCGAGACGCGCAGGTCCTTGAGATCCTCCAACGTGAACGCCGGCTGGTACATCCGGACCCCGGCCACGGGCCGAGAGAACGTGCCGGCGTTGATGTGCGAGGTGACAGCGTCGGCGATAGCGGCGATGGTGCTCATGGGCCGGTCCTCCCGTTCGCCCCGTTCAGCCGACCCTCGAGGTACGACACCCGCCGCTCGATCGACTGGTACTCGGTGCGCAGCGCCCGGGCCTCGACGATGAGCTCATCCAGGCGCTTCTCGACCTGCTGGAGCTTGGCCGTGACGACGCCCCACTGGATCGTGATCGCGCCGGCGGCCAGCACCACGGTCACCGCGATGCCCGCCCAGCGCGCTTTCGTGCCGTTGCCGTTCTGTCCGTTGGTCCCTGCCATCAACTCTCCGTGCCGACGAACTTGGTGTGAACCCGCATCACCCCGCGGTACGGGTCGCTGAATCTCCACGGTGGCTGGCCGCCGGGTGCGTTGACCTCGTACACCAGCACCTGCGTCCCGACCTGCTCCCGCACCTGATCGCCCGCCCTGGGCTGGATCGGGCCTGCGCCCAGGTCCAGGTCCGCCGCGCGGACCAGGTAATCCCGCGATTCGACACGGTGGATTAGCCCCGCGTCATCGGCCTGCTCGAACTCGGTACGGCCGATCGTGGCCTGCACCTCCTTCTCGTCCGCGCCCCGCCGGTAGACCACGGCCCGGCTCATGTGCCTGTGCCGCTGGTCGTCCAGGAACGCCGCGCCCCGTTCGAACAGGTCAACCACGGCGTGCTCCTACTGCGACATCCGGACGCGCACCATCGTGTCGGCATCGACCGTCGCCTTGACCGCCTTCCCGATGAGCTTGTTCCCCGTGGCGGTCTTAGTCGCCACGCCGTTCGCGGCGTCCCAATACGTGAGCGCGCCGGCCGCGATGGCGCTGCCGGCGCCGGTGGCCTTGGGGAACTCAAAGACGCCCTGCACGCCGAGCGACCCGAGCTGGTTGGCCTTGATCTCTGTGCGCGTGACCCCCACGAGGTCGCCCTGCACGACGACCGTCCCCGCCGCGGTGTCCGCCGCGGGGGTGTAGTCGATCGCCGCGCCTTCCTGCACGAACTTTGCTGCTGTGGACTGTCCTGCCATCGGTTCTTCTCCTTCGCCGCCGGGTTCGATCTCGCCGCCGCTGCCTTCGGTGCCGATCGGGACCGAGTCGCCCGTTACGCCTCACCCTTGCTCTTGACTCCGCCGCGCGGGTCCTGCAGGGCCACGCCGAAGTCGTGGTAGCCGCGCATCTGGATGCCCAGGCGGTTGAAGGTCTGCTCCGCCGTCTCGATCGTCGGTGACTCCTGCCCGTTCAGGAACGCCATCTCGACGACCGGCAGGTCGTTTGCGTCCGCCAGCAGGTACCACGCCTTGGTGGAGTTGCCGGTGAACTTGGGGTTGCCCAGGTAGCGGCTGACTTCAACGCGGAACTTGCCCTGGTGCGGGTTGGTGACCGGGTACCGCGCGTTGGCGGTGTTGTCGCGCAGCTCAATGCTCTTGAAGAGCTGGCTGCCCATCGCCGAGAGCGCCGTGGGCACGAGCAGGATCGAGGGCAGCACGCCGATGGGCTTGCCGTCCGAGTCCACCTGGTCCATGAAGGCGACCTCGGCCTTGGTGAGGCCGTCGATCCCCAGGGCCGTGTCCGCGCCGCTGATGAAGTTCTTGTTCCCGACCGTGAAGAAGCCGCTGTTGGCCATGAACGCGGCCCAGAAGACCTCGTTGATGGTCTTGCCCGAGCCCGAGCCGAGCTTGCGGGGGACGGTGGTGATCGCGCCCAGATCGTCGTTGATGATGTCGGTGCGGTCGATCGAGAGCATCAGGGCATACGTCTCGGCCTTGTTGGAGTAGCTTTCCTCGCCGAGCGTGCCGTGCTTGATCTCGCCGCCCGGGGCGACCTTCTCGTACCCGTCGTTGCCGGTGAGGCGGTAACTGGTCACGGTTTTGAAGTCGGTGACGCTGCGGACGGCGCAGATGTTCCGCCAGGTGCGCTCGACGCTGAAGAAGCCCTCCAGCAGGAACTTATTGGCGACGTTGGAGAGGATTCCGGCGATGCTGATGGTGCTGTTGCCCACCGAGGCCTCGATGCGGTCGTGGGGACGGCCGAACGCCGCGTCCATCACGCCGTGCCAGTCGCGGAAGGTGCGACCCGTGTAGCCGTTGGCCCACGCGGCGTGCAGGAGCAGTTCCTGCAGGCCGAGCGTGCGGCCGAAGGCACGGCTCGCGGCTTCGAGGTCCCGCTCGGCGAAGTGCTTCTCCGGAGCGTCCAGGCGCCCCGAGAGGATGCAGGCGGCCTCGAGGACGTTCTGCGTGATCGCGCCGCCGCCCGCGTGCGCGTGGACCGCCGGCGCGGCGGGCGCCTTGGGCCGGCTGGCGCGCAGGACCTCCAGTTCGGTCCGTGTCGCATCCCATCCATCGCGGATGGCCTGGGCCTCGATACCCGCGTGCCCACCTCCCCCGGCGCACAGCCGCCGGATCGCGGCGATGCGGTCTGTCTCCGCGGCCATCTGGGCGCGGAAGTCGCGGACGGGATCGGGCGTGGCCGAGCCGCCACCCCCAGCGTTCGGCGCACCACCGGCTGTGCCGCCACCGTCACCGCCGCCGGCCTCACCGGAGGCCGCGATGCTGGCGGTCGTCCCGCCGTCGGCCCCGAGGTCCACGAAGCTGATCTCGCCCAGCGTGGCCCGACGGACGATGTTGAGGGGGCCCTCGACTTCGCGGCCGTTGACGGTCGCGGTCTGGTTCTCGCGGAGGAACTCGAACGACTCAACGCTCGCCCCCACCGACGCCTGCCAGGGGAAGCCGTTCTTGGCCGACGCCACGACTTCCTTCGCGGCGTGCGTGTCGCGGGAGATCACGCCCGAGGCGACCAACCGGCCATCCTCCACGGCCACGGCGCTGGTGTGCCCGACTCCCGCGGTGGCGTCATGGCCGAAGCGGATCGGGCGGGACTGCGAGGGGATCGCCAGCCCGGCCAGGTCGATGACGACCGGGTGCCGCCAGCCGGCGACTTTCATCGGCCCACCGGTGTATGCGACCATCCGGAAGCGCGGCAGGGCGGCCCCGGCTCCTTCGTCGCCGCCCGCGGAGATATCGAACTCCGCCTGCGCGGTGAGGCAGAGGTTCTTTGTTCCCGCGTCGCCATTACCGACGTGCTGGGCGC